TATGCTTATTTAGAAATGGAAAATAAGTTAATGAAAGAAGGCAAAGCGCCTACCCACGAAATGACCATGGTATGGTTAGAAGCGTGCGCTGACAAATTCTCTGGTGACTCTGTTAAGTTTGCAGAACGAAGAGGATTCAAGCTATACGATGAAGAGTCGCTCAATACTAAACTTTTAGATAATAAGGAGAAACCAAATGGCAAACAAGATAGTTAAATATAAACTTACAGATGCAGGTACAATTCCAACATGGATAGATGATGGTGGATACTATCCTGACACTGAAGAAGTTATGATCGGTGCAACGGTTGATGGTTCAAGTGAAGTAGGACTTGGTGAACTTGCAAGTGAAGCAGATGTAAAAACGTATTTAGATACATATACATCTGACTGGACTGATGAAGATCCTAATGATCCAAGTGCAACTGTACCATTCGATCAAGCAGCTGCAGCCACATACGTCTGGTCTAAAAAGATAGGTTAGTAAATGGCTAACTACCCGCAACTTGATAACGCTAGAGGCGTTTGGAATCTGCGTGAAGTCTATGACGCGGTAATGGGTGGGTATTGGCCAAGCGCAAAAAACAGATTATTCTTTATGGGTGGTTTAACAAGTGCTAGTCCATATACTGCTATTTCAACCATAAGCACTTTTAACCCAACCTCTGGAGGTACGGCAGAACTTTTTGGAGATTTAGTTAATTCTTCAAATAAAGGAAATGCAGGTGCGGGTAATTTTGTAAGAGGATTATCGATGGGTGGTGCTAACTGGCCAGCACAAACTGAAGTTAATGATATTCAATATATAACTTATGCAACTACAGGTAACGCTGCAGATTTTGGTGATACAACAACCACAACTCAAAATAGTGGGGGAGGTGGTAACTCCACAAGAGGAATAAAAAATGGTGGGTACGGACCTGCATATACAAATGTAATAGATTATGTTACTATTATGTCCACTGGTAATGCTGTGGATTTTGGTGACCAAACTGCTGCCACTGATGAACGTCCAGGTTTTTCAAGTCCAACAAGATATATAATGGGAGGAGGACGATCTCCTACAAGATTAAATACCATAGACTTTGTAGAAATTTCAACAACTGGTAATGCTGTGGATTTTGGTGATTTAACCGCTGCACAATCGCTGGGTGGAACTGCTTCAAATTCTACTAGAGGAATTTTTATGGGTGGATCAACACCTAGCGCAGTTACAACTGTACAATTTGTTACTATATCTTCACAAGGAAATGCAACTGATTTTGGAGATCTAGCTAATGCAGTTACTGCAGTTTCACTTGGAAATGCTGGTGTGGGAAATAGAGGTTTTGTAACAGGTGTTAATCCAGGTTCTCTTGTACTACAAGGTGTTGAAGGTATTTCTATATTAAATGGAGGAACGGCGACAGACTTTGGAGATTTAGTAATTGGACAAAGATTTGGTGCAGTTTGTTCTGATGCACATGGCGGACTAAACGACGGGTATCAAGGAACAAGACCATTACCCTTTAATGAAGCTGGTGGTGATAGAGCTTTAACCATGGGAAATTCAGATTCAAGCTATCAAAGCCTTATCGATTTTTATGCAATATCAAGCACAGGAAATGCTAATAGATTTGGGAACTTAACTAGAATATTAGCTTATGGTTCTATCTGTGCTAGTAAAACAAGAGCAATTATGCTTGGTGGTGATAATGCATCAATAACAGGAACAAATGAAATACAATATGTAGAATTTTCAACTGAAGGAAACGCTGCAGATTTTGGAGATTTAACAGCAGCGACTTTTGTTGCAGGTGGCATGGCAAATAATACTAGAGGTGTAAGGTATGGTGGTGCAACCCCAAGTGCAACTAATGTTATGGATTATATAACTATGGCTACAACAGGTAATGCAACAGATTTTGGAAATGCATCTGGTTCTTACTCAAATGCATCAGCTGCTTCAAGTAATATAAGAGGTGTAGCTTGGGGAAATGGCAGTGGTGAGAGTAATCATATAGACTATATTACTTTAGCAACTATAGGTAATGCATCAGATTTTGGAAATCTTGCAGCGGCAAGATCAAAAGGTGCCTCTTTATCTTCAAGTGTAAGAGCAATTTTTGGTGGAGGACAAGTAGCACCTGCTTCACCTGGATTAACAAATACTATGGAGTATGTAACTATTGCTACAACAGGTAACGCATCTGATTTTGGTGATTTATTAAGTGCCGCAAGTTATGTAGGTTCAGGTTCTAACAGTGTTCGTGGAACTTTTCATGGTGGGGGAACACCATCATATTCTAATGTTATACAATATGTTACTATTGATACGACAGGTAACGCAACAGACTTTGGAGATTTAACAGCTGGTTATCAATCGTCTTCTTCTCCAGCATCAAACGGACATGGAGGGTTAGTCGGTGGCTAGATCAACAACATTTAAATTAAACATAACGGTAGTTAATCCAGGTTCTGGAAATAAATACTACATAGATGGAATATTACAAACGTATATAACTTTGTTTCCTGGTTGCACATACGAGTGGAATCAAGATGATAGTTCTAATTCAGGACACCCTTTACGATTTTCTGAAACACCGAATGGTACACATAATTCAGGATCGGAGTATACCACTGGAGTGACCACATCAGGAACACCTGGTTCTGCAACTGCATTTACAAAAATAGAGGTTACAACTTCAACACCATATAGATTATATTATTATTGCACTCAACACTCTGGTATGGGTAATGAAGTTACTGTACAGCAAGCAGGTGGAAATACACGAGCTTATTACGGAGGTGCTTATCCATCTTATTCAAATCAAATAGGAATGACAGACATGGCGTCATCTGGAAGTTTTTTTGATTTTGGAGATATAAGTGCAAGTAAATATGCTGTTGGTGGGTTTGGAAATACTATTAAAGGTTGTTTATTTGGTGGCTCACCTGATGGAGGAAGCACTCTTACAAATGTTATAGATCAATTTTTTCCATTATCATCAGCACAAGTTTCTGACTTTGGAAATTTGACACAAGGAGCTAATTATCCAGTTGGGATATCAAATGATACAAGAGGTGTAAGATGTGGGGGATATGTATCACCAGGAACATATACCAATGTTATGGATTATGTGACTATAGCCACAGAAGGTGATGCAACTGATTTTGGTGATATGAGTGCTGGTAAAAATAATATTGCTTGTTTTGGTTCTACTACTAGAGGAGTAATAAATGGTGGTTATACAGGTTCAGTAATAAACGTGATAGAATACATAACAATATTATCAACAGGTAACACAACAGATTTTGGAGATTTAAGTTCAGTTAGAAGTGGGTTTGCTGGTGCATCTTCTTCAACAAGAGGTGTAGTTGCAGGAGGAGCAAGTCCTAGTGTTGTAAATACTATGGAATATGTGACAATTGCCTCTACAGGTAATGCTACAGATTTTGGGGATTTAACATCAGCTAGAGGAAATACAAAATGTTCAGCTTCAAATAAAACACTAGCCATATTCGGTGGTGGTAGAACGCCTAGTGATGTTTCAACTACCGATAGGATAAATATAGCTTCAACAGGAAATGGAACAACTTATGGTGATGTTCTCACTGCTGGAGGATATAATCAAAGTTCTAGTTCTACAGGTCATGGAGGTTTAGCATAATGTCTAATTCAGGAAAAGTTTGGGATACTAGAGAAGCTTATCAAAAACAAAGAGCTAATGATTGGTCTCTAAGTGAAGGCGCACCTTTATGTATGTGGGGTGGTGGAGGCACTCCAAGCGTATCAAATGTAATTGATAAAGTAAATCCTTTAACAACAGGTAATGCCACAGACTTTGGAGATTTAGCTACAGCTACTCAATATCATGGTGGTGCTGGTAATAAAATTAAAGGTGTATTTGGAGGTGGTGCACCAGGTATTAATACAATACAAACTTTTAATTTTCAGTCAGAGGGAAACTGTTCTGACTTTGGCGATCTTACACAAGCTAGATTAGGTGTTGCAGCTTGTGGTAATGAAATAATCTGTTTATTTGGAGGTGGAGATAACTCGCCAAGTTATTATAATATTATAGATCAAATATCTTATGCAACAACGGGTAATGCTGTAGATTATGGAGACCTAACAACTCAACAAAGTTTTATGGCAGCCTCTTCAAGTACAACAAGAGGTGTATGGTTTGGAGGAAATAATAATCCGCCATCTGGTTCTATAAGAGCAAACACACACTTTGTTAACTTTGCATCAAGAGGTGATGCAACAAGTTTTGGTGACATGATAACAGGAAAAAACCAAAATACAGCAAGTTCAAATAATACAAAAGCTGTTATTACAAATGGACAAGCAACTTTATCAAGTGGTTCTTATGAACAATGTATCATAGCAACAACAGGTAGCTTTTCTAATTTTGGTGAATTAAGTGTTGGTAGATTTTTTGAACAAGGTGCAGGTAGTCAAACAAGAGGATTATATGGTGGTGGTGCAAACCCATCAAAAGTAAACACAATAGATTTTTGTAGTTTTGTAGCAGGTTCAACTTTTGCTGATTTTGGAGACTTAACTGTTGCGAGATCATCTGCGTGTGGAATCGGTAATTCAGAAGGTGGTATGGGTGGTGCGCAAGTGAAAAGACCATCAGTAACCTATATGCCTGGATCAGGGAGATCATTAGTGATGTGTGGAACAACTCCAACGTCAAATGTAATTGATGCAGTATTTATACCAACAGCAGGAGCAGCCTCTGATTTTGGAGACACACTAGCTGCTACAAGATATGTTGGTGGTGCCTCTTCTAAAACTAGAGCTATGTATGCAGGTGGAAGCACTCCAACTCTCACAGGCACAATCGGACAAAGTTTATTTTCTAGTTATGGAAATTCTTCTGATTTTGGTGACCTTACCGTATCAAGACAACATATAGCATCAAGTCAAGCTGGATCAACTACAAGAGGTTTATTTTTTGCTGGTATAACTCCCGCTGGTGTAAACACAATTGATTACATTACTCTTGATACTGTTGGAAACGCTACAGATTTTGGAGATGCAACTTCTACAGCTGCTTACCAAGCTTCAGCATTAAGTTCACCAGTAAGAGCACTTTTTGCTAGTGGTGCAGCACCTTATCCAGCTTCTATAGATTATGTAACTATTGCCTCTACTGGAAACGCGCAAGATTTTGGAGACTGTACAACCACAAGAGGTTATTCTTCAGGTGCTGCTAGTTCCACAAGAGGTCTTGTTTTGGGTGGAGCAACACCAACAGCAACAGCTACAATAGATTATGTAACTATTGATACTACAGGTAACGCCTCAGATTTTGGAGATTTATCAGCTGCAAGGACAGGCTCTTCTGGAACAAGTAATAATATTAGAGGTATGGCTTATGCAGGTAGAACACCATCAATAACTGCATCAATTGACTTTGTTACAATTGCAACTTTAGGAAATGGCACAGATTATGGAGATTTAACTCTAGCTCGTGAACACCCTGCAACAGGATCAGATTCACATGGGGGTTTACAAAGTTCTTAGAATAATGTAATATCCTACATATGAAAGAAGAATTGTTACAATTATTTCCAACACCGTTATTAATAGTACCATACAAACAACCTATTGATAAAGAGCTAGCATATTTAAAAAATATTAGTTACCGTGAACAAAAACAAAATGGTAATTTTAGATCTGATGATTCTTATCTGTTACGAAACGAAGAGTTTAAAGATATAAAAAATTTTTTAGGAGAAGCTGTTAATAAATTTACGACAGATGTTTTGAATACAAAACAAAGATTAGTTATTACACAGTGTTGGGCTAATAGAAATCCAAAAGGTTCTAAGCATCATGAACATGTTCATCCTAACAGTATTGTATCTGGTGTGATGTATTTTCAAATAAATGAAAAACTACCCCCTATAGCTTTTGCTAAAGATCGACAAGACGGCATGAAACTAGATCCTGAAAAATATAACTATTTAAACTCAGAGTCTTTTATGTTGCCTTGCAAACCAGGTGAATTAATATTATTTCCATCTTCATTGAAACATAGCGTACCAATTAATCAGGGTGAAGAAGATAGAATAAGTGTATCATTCAATACATTTTGTATTGACGCTATTGGATCAGAACAATCACTAACTCATTTAGATATAAGGAGGTTAATGAATGAGCACAATTAAAAGTTATATATATGTAGAAAATCACATACCAAAGGAGGTATGTAAACAATTAATAGATGAGTGTAACAAAGGTATTTGGAGAAAGCATGCTTGGAATAACTATGCATCTGGCGAAACATCATCAGAACCTACAAAAGAATTAGATGTTATGAGTGGCACTAAAGAACAACAAGCGAGGATAACACCTTATCTTGTTGAAGCATTAAATAAATATCAAGAAAAACATAGTGTACCAGGAGAAAAAACTCACGGACCATGGCTTAGTAAATTTAGCCCTATACGTTTTAATCGATATCCTGTAGGAACTATGATGAGAGAACATTATGATCATATACACAGTATATTTGATGGTCAAATGAAAGGAGTGCCTTTAGTATCTATTGTAGCTAATTTAAACGAGGATTATGAGGGTTCTGAATTCTATTGCAGAGGAGAGAAAATTGAGTTAAAAACGGGTGATATACTGTTATTTCCGTCTAATTTTATGTATCCACATGAAGTTAGAGAGACAACAAAAGGCACGCGATACTCATTTGTAAGCTGGGCCTTTTAAGATATGATGAGGTTATATGCTACAAAAAATAGGTTTTTTACCAGGTTTCAACAAACAAATTACAGAAACCACAGCTGAAGGACAATGGGTTGATGGTGACAATGTAAGATTTCGTTATGGCACACCAGAAAAAATAGGCGGCTGGTCTCAATTAGGAGAAAATAAAATGACAGGTGCTGCAAGGGCACTATTTCATTTAGTAAATAAAGCTGGAACTAAATTCGCTATTATAGGAACAAACAGAATATTATATGCATACTCAGGTGGTGTATTCTATGACATACACCCTATCAAAACTACAACAACACTCACAAGTGCTTTTACTACAACTAACGGATCACCAACTGTTACAATAACTTTTAGTAGTGCTCATGGCATTGGAGAAAAAGACATAATTCTTTTAGACAATTTTTCTAGCATAACTAATTCTAATTATAGTGCATCTGATTTTGATGATAATAAATTTATGGTAACAAGTGTACCGTCATCAACAACTCTTACAATTACGATGTCATCAAACGAAAGCGGCTCTGGTGCAACAACTTCAGGCGGTATCAGAGTAAGACATTATTATCCTGTTGGACCTGCAGAACAATTACCTGGATTAGGATGGGGATTAGGTCAGTGGAGTGGTACAGTATCAGGAGAAGCAACAACAACTTTAACTGGTGGTATTTCAGATTCAGCTACAACAGGAATTACTCTAACAGATGCATCACAATTTCCAACATCAGGTACAAACTTTGTTCAGATAGGAACAGAAGAAATATCATACACAGGTATTACATCAGGTGTTTTAACAGGTGTTACAAGAGGCGTAAGAAACACAACAGCTGCCGCTCACAATGGTGGTGATACAGTTACAAACTCTTCTGATTATGTTGCATGGGGACAAGCTGCATCAGGTGACT